GAACTTTTTTGACATCAAAGTCTCTTTGGATAAAGGCGCTAATCGGTAAACGATAGAAGATAGCACCATTTTCCATAACTGCATGGAAGAGTATTGCACGGCCTGAAATCGATGCCATGCCAAAGATAATACAGTCTTCCACTTCTCCATGGTGTGCTTTAAGGTCATAGAGATATTCTCTCCTGATCTGTGCATAAGTTACAGGAATATTTGCGTTTAAATATGCCATCCAACATAAAATCCTTTAGTTATTAAAGTGCTGCGATTATTAAAATCACAAGTACAACACCTGCACCAATACAAACTTTTCGGTGATCTTTCCACATGTGTTCAATTGCTTCTCTTATCATTTCCATGTTTCCTCCTAATTTATTTCTCCCCAGTTTTTACCAGATTCATAGTCTACCTTATTAGGTACTTCAAGTTCAACTGCAGATTCCATAATTTCCGCTATTTGTTTTGCTTGTTTATCATCTTTAACTGAAATGTCCAGTTCATCATGCACCTGAATATGAGGTATAATTCCTTCTTTGTGTAGTTCAATCATAGCTTTTTTAGTCATATCTGCTGCGGATCCTTGTATAAGTTTGTTTAGCGCTTTGTAAGTATAAGCTCTTCTTATCCCTGGTCCGTGTTCCTGGAGTGCTGCTTCATGAGGCAATGCTTTATGAATCCCGAATACGGCAGGTTCCCATAAATGAAATCGACATAATCTTCCAAGTAACGTTCTAATCTGTCCACGATTTTGAGCTCTTCGTGATACTGCTTCCATAAGTTGTTTAACAAATGGAACTTTATTATGATAAGTAGAAAATAATCCTGCTGCTTTATCTTTACTAACTCCAAGTTCTGCTTGAAGTTTAGCTTTACCCATTCCATAAAATAAACCAAGGTTAATTGTTTTAGCTTGAGATCTAGGTATGTCTGCCATATCCGCTACAATTTTATGAAAATCTGCTTCACCTTCTCTGTAGGATTCTATAACATCATAAACACCTGGTAAATTTTGAAGTGATGCATAATGTACTACGAGTCGTGGTTCTTGCTGTGAGTAATCAAAACAACCCCACTTATGATCTTCTTCAGGAATAAATAGACTTCTAATTAACGGTCCGAGTTCCTTGTTTCGTGCAGGAACTTGCTGAAGATTTGGGTTTTGATAACTAAATCTTCCTGTCACGGTTCCTCCATTATCCGATCTTAATTGGTTAATTTCTGAATGTATTCTTCCATGATGTTCATGTTTTATAATGGTGTCAATAAACGTGGTGTGAGCTTTATTAATTTCTCTTGCTTGAGCAATTTTTTTTACTAAAGGGTGTTGGTGATTTTGTAAAAAGTTTTTAGTAAAAGATGGAGCTCCTGTTTTTTCTGTTCGATCATAAGGTAGTTTTAATTTATCAAACATTTTAGCAATAGAGGCTGCAGCCCAAATTTGGGGTTCTATGTTTGTTTCTTTTTTAATTTCAAACAATAATTGTTCCTCTTTTGTTGCTAGTTGTTTCTTAGTTTGGTTCGCTTTTTCAACCTGTACACGAACTCCCTTAAAACGCATATCAACTAGGCAGGGAAATAAATCTGTTTCTAAATTAAAAATTGATTCAACGTCTTGGTTAATAATTTCTTGTTTAAGTTTTTGCCAAAGATCATAAGTAACTCGTGCATCTTTTTCTGCATAATTACCTACATATAAAGCAGGGAGTCTCCACATATCTGCTTTAGGATTAATGCCCCATTCTTTAGCTGCAGTTTGAAGTGCAAGTTCATCTTTTCCGTATCCTAAATATTCTTTACCTACACTATTTAAATCGTATCGCATTCTATTTTCATCAACGAGGGATGTGGCGATCATGGTGTCAACAATTAAACCATTGATTTCCATACCCATTGAACGAATCCAACAAACGTCATACATAGCGTTGTGAAATATTTTAACGGCATTATTTTTTAAAAGATCTCTAAACCAAGGTAGAACTCTAGTAGGTTCCATATTACCTCCACCTTCATGATCGAAAGGGAAGTATCTACAATAGTCATTGGTAGCAACTGAAATACCTACAATTTTACCTTCTTGGATGACAGCTCCTGAACCCATATGATGATTTAAATTAGGATCACAGGTTTCTAAATCAATGGCTATTTCATCATAGCTATTTAAATTAGGTAGTTCTGTGGGTTTAACCCATTCTTTCTGTGCTTCAAATTTTGGAGTGATCATGTTCTGCTTTCCATTTTTTGTAGCCGTTTATCCATTTCTCCTGTTTAATTTCTGTAAAAGTTATTCCTTTAGGAGGGTGATAATGTCCTTCCATATCTTCATCAATATAGAAAAGTTTAACTCCTAATTTTTTTTGTAAAGCATTTAGACTACGATGGATGGGATATCCATCTCTTTTTCTTTTTAGATAGGTTTTAATGTCTAATAATTCTGTATCTCCCCCAGGGTGAGTTACAGAAATATCATAAGGACCATGTTGTTCTACATTTTTACAAACGACACATCCTTTCTTTAAAAAATAAATAATTGCTCTTTTTTCATTGATTGTTCCTTTGGTACTTTGTTTCATTTTAATATACCCCATGAGTTATTTTTAGTAGATGGTTTCTTTTCAGCTTCTTCTTTCGTGATACCCGCATTACGGTATTCTTCTTCTTCGGTCATAGGAATTAGTTGATAATCTCTTTCAATAATCATATCAATATAATGTTTTGCTTTCTCCAAATCTTCCTTTCCGTTTTTTGCATTGTGTCTGCAGATATATTTAATAGCATTTCCTTCAGCAAACAGCAACCTGTTCTCGTTGATAAAGGTGCTGGGCTGAATCTTCATTTTTTTATAATGAGATCCCCCTATTTGTTTATCGTATGCACCCATTATTTATAATCTCTACTTTTAAAACTAGCTTGAGTATTAATTGCACCGTTTCTAAATATTACAATCATTAAGGGTTTAATATAAGCAATTTTATTAGGGTCATCTTCTGTTCCATCATCGTGTCCAAATCTGAACCCCTTAACGGGTTTTCTTAAAAAACGAATTTCACAATTCGGATTATGATAAATAAAATCATGGAAGTATTTAGTATGGGTCGACGCAGGTAATAAAAAAATCCCTGTAAAGTTTTTAGTGTGATATGCTTTTTCTACAAATTTACCTATTTTACCATCAAATAAAGGGTGGATGTAGGCTATTTCACCTGACCAATCCTTTGTTAAACAATCATCTTTAATTGTATAGTATTTAGGCAGCAGATGATTTTGGTCTGATGCACAACAATCAACTGTAAAATTAAATTCTTTAATTAAATCATCCCATATATCTTTAGGAGTTCTTAACCATTTCATTACCTTTGAAGTTTGAAAAGATAATTGATTTTTTTGATGTTTTAATTTTTTATTTAATTTTCTCATAAAATATACCAAACGTTAAAAGCGAAGCAGCATGCCCAAACAACTACTAACGCTTTTCCCCAATGTCGTTTTACTAATATCATATTTTATACTCCTTTCTTCTATCCCTTCCTCTAATTAGAAATAGATTTTGTTTTGCTCTTGTTACACCTACATACCAAACACGATGTTCTTCATCTTGTTTAGAAATTGATTTTTTTGAAGATTTTAATGTATTCGCTGTTTGATCTTGTAGTAAGACCACATTTTCTGCTTCTCCGCCTTTGGCTCCATGAATTGTTGATATTTTAACTCTAGGAGCTAATCTTAAATCCTCACCGTTGATTCGCATTGAACGAATATAAGCAGATATTTGAGGTGAAACTGCTGTGAAAACATCATACCAAGGACCTTTATCCTTTATTCCAACTTCTTCTAAAGTAAATTCTTTATCCAGTGTTTCTTTAAATTCTTTGTTCATTCTTTCAAAAATTCTAGTAATTTCTATAGTGTTTAATTTTTCTCCTTTTCTCCATTTTTCCCAATTTAAGATGTCTTTGTATAGACTTTCGCTGATGCTTCTACCATTTTTACTTTCAAAGTAAACACCTTTTTTCTTGAGGATAGAAATAAGTCCTCGGACAAGTTCGTTAGTCCTAGCTAAGATTAACCATGTTCCTTTAGACATATCTAATTGATTAATAGAAAAAGCTAAATTGATCGAACCCAATTCATCTCTAGGTTTATAGGTCTTATCAATACGATTATCTACTTTTGATATTATTTTAAGAGCTATTGCTTGTATTTCTGCAGGTATCCTATTAGATTGGGTTAAAGGTATTTCTTTTGCGTCAAAATTAATAAAAGATTCTACATCAGCACCTGCCCAACCAAAAATAGCTTGGTCATCATCTCCTGCTATATAAACATCTTCAGAATATTCTTGTAATTTTTTAACCATATTCCATTGGATAAGGGATAAATCTTGTGCCTCATCAATAAAAATAACATCAAATTCTGGACAATGACCACAGTCAATAAATTTTTTTATCATATCTGTAAAATCAATGAGATGGTAAGTTTTCTTATAAGAATCAATTTCTTTAGAAATAATATCTAATTTATATCTTTCTATTTTTCCTAAATGTTCATTACGATCTAATTGATCTAAAGCACTAATTTTTCTTACACTAGCTAAATTAACAATGTTTAAATATTCACTATTAGAAGTAAATATTCCATTGTATTCGTTCTTTTCATAGTTTGCATAATTAATTCTTACTCCAATGGTTTCTCCTATAGAACGATAGTGGTCTTCTTGAATAACATCTTCTTCTTTTAATCCTAAATAATTAAAACAAAAAGAATGAAGTGTTTGAAAATATTTTAAATCTTTTTTAACAAGATTAGGAAATTCTTTTAAAAATCTATTTCTTGCTTCGTAAGCTGCTTTACGAGTAAATGCAAAATAACCAATACGAGTTAAAGGTGTTCCTTTATTAATATATTCTTTTACCTTTTCTAAAAGAGTATGTGTCTTACCTGTTCCTGGTGGACCAATAACTTTATAATTCATTAGAAGTTATCTTCCTCGCGTTTAATTGGATTATATTCTATTTGATCTACATGTAGTTGTTTTATTTTAATAACTTTTTCTGTCTTACCATCAATATTAAAAGAGTGATTAAATATTGCTCCAAATTCTTTTTTCATTATATAAGCAGTTTCTTCTTCAGAAAATTTCCAACGATTACCTAATGAATCATAAAAAGATTGAAATTTAAAAAAATGAAATCCTTTATCTGTGTAGCAAGATCCACTTCTAATTTGTATTTTTTGTTTTGCTTGAGAACTATTGACACAAAATTCATATAAATGATTATACAATTTATCTACATCAGAAGTTCCTGCTGCAGGTTTAACCTCCATTGCAGAAGCCCTCATTCCATTTATTTTAGCAATAAAATCATTAAATTTAAGACGTTCAGGATAAAAACCAGCAACTTCCCAACATAACGCTGCAAACTGTTCCTGCTTACAAAATATATTTTTATCTCTAACCACAGCAGGTTTTAATTTTCCGTCTTGTGCTTCGATATTAAAGTGATACCTACGTGGATTTCCTAAAATAATTTCAAAGTCACTTATCATTGGGAATGCAACATTTGAATCGGATCTAATACCAAATGTCCTACTTGCACATAATGTTCTTTGACAAACAGGAGCTATTGGATTTTCATGACAAGTATGACTTGCTGTTTCTTTTCTCCAAGCTTTTAATTTTTTTTGTAATTTTTCGTTGCTGAAAGGTTGTTCAAAATATTTAGTATTTGCTTCCATAACCTTATCTTCCCATTCTTCTTTATATTTCTTTTTAGCAAAGACCATGTAGTTATATAAAAATCTATCTCTACCATCATCTAATTTTGTTTTTGATAAACAACCTAAACAAGGAGGTCCATCATTAAATTCTGGATCTGCTCCTAATAGTATTTTTCTTCTTGATTCTTCAACTAAGCTATCTAAAGCTTTGCCATCTATTCTAGAATTTTTAACTAATTCAATAAATTGTTCTAAACTTAATTTATGATTATTTTTATCAACAGCATAACGACTAGTTTTTTTACAATTAAAATAAGGAAGATTAATAAAATTACCTGGAGAATATTGATCTCCAATTTTTTCAAGTTTAGATTGTTTTGGAAAGACTTCAGTTTTTGGATCTAATTTTAAAGGTAATAAGAAAGATTGTAGAGCTTCTCTTAAATCAGAAGCTGGAACAGGTTCTTTTAAAAAAATATAACAATGCAAACCTCCACTTTTAGATAAACAAGGAATTAGAGGAAGTCCATATTGTTGAAAGTAAGCTAAATAAGTTTCAATTTTAAATTCACTATAATTTTTTGGATCAATGTCTATACAACCAAAGGATGCTTTTCGGTCTATTCTACAAGGTTGTATGCCGATGGATATTTTGCCGTTTAAATGTAATTGGTAGTCTTGAGTATTGATGTTTCTTCCCGCCCATTCGTATCTAGGTTTAACTTTATTTCTTTCTGTGTCGACCTCGATGTTGGACATATCGGCTTTGCCGAAGTCCAAATCAAATCCACTAAATATTTTTATAAAATCTTCTATCATTTTTCATTTTCTTAAACCTAGGCGGTTTAAGTCTCCCGCTACCGCCTAGTATCTTTACGTCCGTAAAAGAATTTTAGAAGTGGGTTGATTCAGAAGTTTTATTTTCTGAATTATGTTTAGCTACAATAGCCCCCTTGCTGATACTTTCAGCAAAAGTTCTTGCTTGTTCGTAAAGTGGAGTATCTTCCACTTGACTAACTTTGCTAACTTCCCAACCGAACCATGTTCCTTTATCATTTGACTGTTGAACAGTTCTTAAACGATAAACATGGCTAAAAGATGACGGAGTAAAAAGACCATTCTTGCCTTTAAGTTTAACTCCTGCCATCATCGAATTCCATTTTCGACTTGTTTTAAGTTGAGTTGATTTCATATTGATCAACGCCGTTGTAGGCGAATCTCCCAATACGATCACAAAGTGACTTGCTGTTTTTTCAATATAATTACCGTTTGGTAATCTATCTTTAAAATCAGCTCCTCTAGTTGTTTTACTAAGGATATCACTTGATGATGGATAGATATTCACTGGAGCACCAGAGCCTTCTCCAATGTTTTGCCACTCTACATATTCTAATTTGTAGAAGCATGGTAAAACTTGAATACCTTTCTCTCCATTATGGAGTTCTCCAGAAACAGTATTGTATATCATTCCAGGTTCTGCACCTTGAACATACTTCCCGTCTCTTTTGTTAACCTCAGGAGATAATTGTCCTAAGATTTTAAGAAAAGGTAAAGCTAAATCTTCTTGAGTTAGTTTACCCAATCCTTTCCCTGCATCATCCTCAAATACACTCATCTGAGGAAGATTACTCTTCTTGGTTTCTATTTCTTGTTTCATGTTTCTTATTTCCTTTTTATTGAGGTACGGTTTCCTGCGTACACGTTAAATAGGTCAGAAGGTATCTCTCGTCCAGATTCGATACGCTCTCTGACCAATGCTTTAAGAGTCATAGGTTCAACCTTCAATTTCTGGACAGGTTGAAACCCTTGACCCTGTGCAAGGACAGCATATTGTACTGCCTTGTTGTCTTCGTTACGACCAAAAGAAACAGTAACCTCATTTTTAATAAGATCACCTAAGCCGTTGTCTCGAAGCCATTTAAATGCTTCTTCTTTCCTTGAAACAGGAATTGAAGCACCGTAGACGGGTTTAACTTCAACTGAAGATCCGTCTGCTAATTTTAGTGAAGATAAAGACATCTCTGTCATCATCGTAGGAATAATTTCCTCTGACAACATAGCAGCACTCTTCTTTTTATTCTTAAGTGCTTCTTCATCTTCTTTAATTTCTTTTTCTAATCCTTGTAATTTTAAAACTTGATCTGAAAGTTTATTCACATCTTTAGTTTTATCAATGGATTGAGTTTGATCTTTTTCAAACATTTCATTTAATTTATTCATTTATTTTTCCTTTCTCATATAAGTTAATTTGTATTGGGTAATACATTCTTTCTTGTCTATCCCATTTTAATAAATTATATTTTCCGTGGGTTATATCAGATACTACAGAACATGCTACTCCAATAATTGCTGGATCACCTGTAAGTAGTAAATAATCTTCAGAAGTATAATCCTTCAATAATTTTCGAAGTTCAAAAATTATTGGACCAGGGCTAAAAATCATTTGAGAATCTTCTCTTAATAGAACTTTAATTTTCCCAAACTTTTGAGCTCCCATAATATTAATTTTAGGGCGACCCTCTTTAGTACCTGGAATTTCTTGAATAACATACACGGTTTTTTCAAGATCTTGTTTTACTGCTTTATTTTCTAAAGTTGTCATAGCTTTCTATTTGACTTTGAATATATTATTTAGTAAGATTTGTCAATTAGAAAGAATTATGAATTATAAATTTAAGACGCAGCCGTATAAGCATCAACTTGTTGCTTTGGAAAAATCATGGAATAAAGAGGTTTTTGCCTACTTCATGGAAATGGGTACAGGTAAATCAAAAGTACTTATAGATAATATGTCTATGCTCTATGATAAAGGTAAGATAAATGGAACTTTAATTATTGCTCCCAAAGGAGTTTATAAAAACTGGTACACTCAAGAAATCCCAACGCACCTTGTAGATCATGTCAGAAATAAGACCGTTTTATGGCAAGCTAACATAAATCAAACACAACAAACAAAACTTGATACTTTATTTGAAACAGGAAATGATCTTCATATTCTCATTATGAATGTAGAAGCTTTCTCGACTAAAAAAGGTGTTGATTTTGCTTTTAAATTTTTGAATTCACACGAAACTTTAATGGCTATTGATGAAAGTACTACAATTAAAACTCCTTCTGCTAAACGAACAAAAAATATTATTGGTTTATCCAAACACTCTAAATATCGAAGAATACTAACAGGGTCTCCTGTAACTAAATCTCCTTTAGATTTATACAAGCAATGCGAGTTTCTTGATCCGTGGCTCCTAGGTCATGATTCGTTTTACTCGTTCCGTTCACGATATGCTATTATGAAATCTGCTAACTTTGGGGGTAAGTCTGTGCAGCTTGTCGTAGGTTATAGAAATCTACCTGAATTGTCCGAGAAACTTAAGCCTTTTTCAGATCGTGTTCTCAAAGATGATTGTTTGGATCTTCCTCCAAAAACCTTTATGAAACGAATTGTTCAGTTATCTGCAGAACAACAAAAGATTTACAATCAAATGAAACAGATGGCTCTTGCAGAAATGAATGGAAAAATTATAACCACAGCCACCGCATTAACTCAATTAATGCGATTACATCAGATTACCTGTGGTCATTTTACTGCAGATGATAGATCCATACAAAATATTAAAAATAATCGTTTATCAGAGTTAATGGATGTTTTAGACGAAATTGAAGGTAAGGCTGTAATTTGGGCACACTATCAACACGATGTTCAAACCATTGTTAAAGCCATAGAGAAGAATGAAGATTACGGCAAAGGATCCGTTGTAACTTATTATGGTTTAACTCCATCAGAAGATAGAGACATTAATAGAAAAAAATTTCAAGAAGATGCTAAAGTTAGATTTCTTGTTGGAACTCCTCAAACAGGAGGTTATGGAATTACTTTAACTGCAGCATCGACCATGATTTATTATTCTAATGGTTATGATTTAGAAAAACGTCAACAATCTGAAGCACGAATTGATCGTATTGGTCAAAAGAAACCTATGACCTATATTGATATCCTTGCAGAGAATACGGTTGATGAACGAATCGTTAAAGCTCTTCGTAAAAAAGTAAATATTGCATCCAAGATTATGGGTGAAGAATTAAAAGACTGGATTTAAGTCATAAATACGCCACAAAGTTTTGGTATTATTTTATAAATGAATAAATTATATTATATTAGATGTAGATCCGATGGTGAATCTTGGATTTGTGATGTTACTGATTCAATTTTAGAAGTTAATAAACTTTTAAAAGAATATCAGTTAGACGATCCTCATAGTAAATTTAAAATTGCTCATTCTTTAGGAGAAAATGAAATACCAATTGGTTGGTTTAATAAAGAAAGAGTTAAAAAATATTTAGGAAAAGATGCATAAAAAAGGGGGCTTTCGCCCCCTTCTTATTACTTGATTTTTATTTCTTTGGCTTTTCTGCCTTCAGGAACAATCTTAAGTAACGATACTTTCAACAAACCGTCTTTCAGTTCTGCACCTTCGATTTCAACATCGTTGGCGATTGTGAAAGATCTTGAGAAAAGTCTTTTAGCGATTCCTTTATGGATTACTCCATCTTTTTTGTCTTTATCGCTCGTCTCTTGTTTTCTAGATGACCTGATAGTTAATACACCCTCTGCGAATGTTACAGCTATCTCCTTTTTATTGTAACCTGCTAACGCCACTTCGATGTCGTATGTGTACGTTCCAGTCTTAACAATATTATAAGGTGGATAGTTAAACTGTGGTGGGTTTTCGTTATCAAACATTCTTTCGAAATGATCGAAGATGCTATCGAAACCTACCGATACGGGTCTTAACTGATTAAATATGGATAATGCTCTATTTGTCATGGTATATAACCTCCTTTGTTAGACAGTTAATAAAGTGGGCCTTTCCAAAGCACCCATGACTAATATATGTTATTTAAAGAGAATTACAACAAGAATTAATAATAAAATTAACCCCTGATAATCATTAGGGATTTTAACTAAATATCTATGTTTTATGCTGCGATAAAATCTAATCAGATTTTGGAACATCTTTTTTCTCCTGTAATTTATCTAAATCGTTTGTGACATATTCTAACTTTTGTAGAGCTCTTTTTAAAGCTGAATCTTTAATCTTACAGGCATCGGTGAGTTCATTATTTTGCTCCTTAAGCACTCGAACTTGCTCCTTGTACTCAGAAATAATTTCCTGATAATCTGTTTTAGACATTATTTTAAAATAAGTTTTTTGATAGCAATTGAACCATCTATATTGGTCTCTAATTCTGCCTCAGATTTTATGCATTTGTAAGTTACAGTTGCACTGTACTGGCGTTCCGCTTCGCGTTTTCCACGTAAACAAACTCCCATGGAGGGCTGGATACGATGCTCCTTGATTTCAAAATTTACAAACATAAGTAATGCTACGACTGTTTCCATTTAATGTACTCCATTTCCATTTGAAAAAGTTCTTTGTTTATCTTTAAGTTTCTCGATATCCCCTAGAACTTTATTCATCTGTTTAGTTAAAAATTCTATGTTAACTTTATTGTGCATCCCATCTTCAATAGCTTTTTGAAGCTTATCAACGGATTTGTAAAGGTCCTCGATCATCATAAATTGCTCCTGGTCCGCTGGAAGCGCCCCTAGCATCCCCCGAGGCCACTTGATCCTAAATTCTGTGTTGTGTTCTAAATCTTTATTCATAATTTCTAATTGAGTAGAAATTCTGTTTTGGGTCTCAATAATACCGAAATAAGCCCAGGTTCCGATCGCGACGAGGGCGATCAAAGAGACTACGGTCTTCATCGGCATTTGAACTTTAGCTTCGTCTGAAATTTTTAGTGTCAAAATAAACGCTCCATTAATTGTAAGACCACGGTCCCCACCGCAGCCAATAATACCCAGTAGATTCTGTCTACCTTGCCACCCAATTTGTCAATATCTTCATGCATGTGTTTTAAATGATTTGTTTTGATATTAGATATATCTCTCTTCAAACCTGTAACATGTCCTTGCAAACTGATAATGTGTTCTCGTGTTGTCTTGGGTGTCATTATGCTAGTCCTCGTTCCCTTAATCTCATTGCCTGTTCTGACGGTCTTAACAAAGCTGTTTCTGTTCTTGTTAAACCTGTCGGAAGAATAGGCTCTCCCGTCTTACTTACACCTAAATTAAACCTTTGTCCAAAGTTTTGCATTGCATTAGGTGCTTGTTGTTGGGGTAAAGCTGCTATTCCACCAAGTGCCATTCCTCTAGCTTCTCTTGTTCCTGGGGTTAATAATTCGTTAAGATATCTTTGAAGTTCACCTAGAGGAGTGCCTAAATCGTAGTTTCTTAAATCTCTTCGAATTTCTTTAAAGATGTCTTCAACAACATCAAATTGATCCTCTAATCTTGTTGCACCTTCTGGATCTTCTGTTTCTAGACGCTTGATTAAAGATTCAATTCTCCCTTTGCTATAAGTAGGAGGTTTAAAAATTCCTTTAAATAATAAATTAGTTTCTGTATTAGTTAATCGTTCTTTAAAGATTTTTTTAAGTTCATATTCATCTAATCCCATTGCTTCTGCATCTTTTAGTAATTGAAACATTTTATTTTGAGAATCAAAACTTTGAGAAACATATTTGCTATAAGCACCAAGTTTATCTTCCATAGATGTTCTTGCAGAGTAAGCTTGTTTAGCAAAGGAACTACTAATACTTTGCTTGTCTCTATTATAAGAATTCATAATGAAAGGCATACTCGCTAATGGTTTAGTTTCTTCCACACGAATTCCTGACATTAAAGCCATTAATTCTCTCTTACTATCTCTTGCTGTTCCTGCATCAGTAAAGGTACCTGTTGCTCCTTCCCATATTCTTTGAGCAGAATTAAAAGCACCTGGAGTTAAACCTCCTATGATATGATCCATAGACGCTGCTATTTTTCTATCTAAACTATCGGTGTCAGCGTAAACACGACCTCCTCCTCTTTTTTCACCATTTCTAAATATAATATCGGCTACTCTTTCCGTACCAATAGATTCATCGATGAATGGAGAAAAAAATTCACTTAAAGCTCCTGGTCTATCCGTTACAGGATTACCAAATAAACTATTCATAATTATTCGATCTACACTATCTTTATTTAAACTTCCATCTCCAAAGGCATTAACAACAGCATTAATAGGTTGCACTAAAGAGTTATACGGGTTGGTATAAGAAAAATTAAAATATTTAAATTTACCATCATCATCAGGTTGAGTTAATGGAATTAAAGTTGAGTTCTTTTGATAATCTGGAGCAAAGGATCTTTGGAAAGCATCCATTTGATCAGGTGTAACTCCTGTTGCCCATTCTGCGGTTTCTTGTACCACTTTTCCAATTCCTCCAAAAGTTGCTGAAGCACCAATTAATCTTCTTGCACCCATTTGTCTAATAAAAGGATTTGAACTTGTTAGTTCTCTCGCACCAATCATTAAAAGATTTGAACTGGTTCTTAATATTTCTGCGGGAAAGGCTACAAAGTTTCCAAAAGGTAAAGCTCTAATATTTTTTATAATTTGAGGAACCTTACTATAAGTTGGAATTGTATTGGTTACTAAATAAGCAGAGGCTTCTTTTAAAGCTTCTTCGGCTGTCTTTTTCTGTCCTGTAATAATACTATCTTCAATAAAATCTTGTTTAGCCACCGTTCGGTACCAATCTTTAACATTAGCTAAAACTTTATCTGGAGTAGCTTTAGGATCTCCAAAAGCATCCTTTAATGCACTTTGGTAAAATTTATCAGAGTACACTTTCCAAATATTATCTCCCCCTTGATAGACATCCACAAACTTTTTAACCGTTGGATTATTGAGAAAGGATTCAAAACTAATCGTTCCATTTTGTGCCTTACTTAATATAGCTCTAATTTCATTAACCTGTATGTTCTGATCGATCACTCCTCTTGTAACCATGTCATCAATTTCTTTGTTCAAGGCTTTAAGATCTGTTTTTGCACCTGCAAAAATATCATCTGCCACTAATCTCCAAGACTCGGATAAAGAAGCACGACCTCCAATCAATCCACTTGCTAGAGGAAAGAATGATGCAGTCGTTACATTTCTAACTTGAGTCATAGGAGAGAAAACTGTTTTACCAATTTGAGCTCCTGCTTTTAAAGTCATTAAATGTTTGTAAAAAGGAATATCAAATAATCTTTCAAATGCTATTTTTTGTTCTCCTATGGCATTTGCAATTTCAGGACGAGTGTAATATGCACCAGGATCATTCTTTTTTCTAAATAAACTACTTTCATGAAAAGGTTGTGGTCCTCCTCTTGTTTTCGGTTGAATCCTTTCTAAATTTAAAATATTTATTCCTTTAGCCCTAGCTTGTTCTTCAGTGAAGATTGTTTTTCCAACACTATTTTTTTCAAATGAATCAAAAAATCTTTTTGAATACATTTGTTTAGAATTATAAGTTACTACATCAAGTAGAGAATCCTCATAACTTTTTATTGGAACCGTTAAACCTTTAGGAGTTGTTATCCATTTTTTAATAGCATCAGGAAAATTTTGAGCAGGGTCTAAAAAACCTTTTGTGCCAAGTTTATATCCTCCTTTAGGGTATTTTACTTTAATTATATTAGCTATCTCTTTAATAATAATTTCTGGACTACGACCTGATTCAATTGCTGCTCTTTTTATATTCATAAGTTGATCTTCAGCAAGTTCGTCTAATACTTTTGCGTATCCTTTCTTAGGATTTTTAACTAATCTAGCTGCAACTTCTTTTCTTAAATCTTTATTTTTTTTAATTATTCTCTTCATTTCTTCTTTAGCAGCTTTGCCTATCGTTCCACTCGTAGGATCAAATTTAAAAGAAGAGTTGTTAAAGGAAGCAAATCTTTGTTTCATAAAACTATCCCCATCTTTAATTAAAAAATTAGCTAGAATTTTATAAGATTTACCAAACCCCTCTTTTGGATTTCTTAATAAATTGCCATATTTTCTATTAGATTCTTTAAGAATTTTTTTTAATTCTTGAGCCTCTTTACGCACAGAAGGATGGACATCATTTAATGATTTTTTAATTTTTGTTTTTCCACTAGCTCTGAGATAATCAAATAGTTTATTTTTTTCAGCTTGCAATGCATCCATAGTAAAACCATCCTTTTTAAGGATGCCAGGTACATAGAGATTTTTTTCAAATTTGGTAACGACATCTTCTAAAGTTGTATTAATTTTTTGGGTTAATTTTCCTAAAGTTTTAGTTTCTGCAGTAATTTTACTTGTAATCTGATCCGCTTGTGCTTTTAAAGCGGGATTTAAAACCCCTGCAGATGTAAATTGTTCTTTAAGGTTAGATAAAGTTTTAAATATTCTTTCACTAAAGGTTCCTTTTTTAGAAAAATACTGCCATCTTTCAGGAGCAGGCATTCCTGTTTTTTGTAAAGCTGCGGATATTAATTCCCCTGATTTTGTAATTCCTCTCTGCACTAAAGACTTGCTTCCTTTTCCTGCGATAATTTTTGATAGAGGATTAACAACTGTAAAGTCTACTGTTTTAAGAGCCTTACCTCCAACATATCCTACAGCTTTAGCTGCGGGTACTAATCCATATTTTGCACCTACACTTGCTACAGGACCGAGTAAAGGAATGGCACCTGCAACGGTTGCTCCTTCGGCACCAAATTTAAATTTTTCTTTTAAGAGTTCGGCTGCTTTTTCTCTACCATGTAGATCATCAGTATCTTTAGATTCAGAAAGTCCAAAGGCTTCTGATGCCGTTATGTTTTGACCAGGAACAGAAACTGCAAGATCGGTAACACCTCCTAGTGTTCCCCAATATCCTGCTCTTCGTACAAGTTCGGTTGCTTTACCTCCAACTGTAGGAATTCCCTTAAGCTTTTTAACTTTGGTAACTCCTTTTAAAACTTTCATCCCACTGCCAATTTTAGATGCAACCCCTAATGGCACACCAAATTGAACAATGGTTGAAACAATATCCCCTGCACCTGTTTGAGTATCAGGAGTATATTTTTCAAAAAGATCTTCGAGTTTACTTGTTAAATTTGTATCAGCTGCATAATCAATAGGAATGGCTCCTAGCTGAAGTAATCCTTGAATCGCCATACCCACACCTTTAACAGGTGCTCTCCAAATATCTGCCATATAGTCAGAAATGGTAGGTTGACCTCTTGGAGAAACAACATCTTCTTGTTGCTCCGTATCAAAGAAGTTAAAACTATCAAAATCAAAAGGTTCGTCTTGTGCCATATGCCTCCTATGCTTGCGGTGGCAATATTACATTTACACCGTATTTAATGTTAAATTTATTAATGTCCTCTTGTGTTTGGATATAAGCAAAATCTTGTAGAGCTTCTTCACTATTAGCAAGAAGTTGAACTACATCGTCTGTTATTTCTTTAGGTAATCTGTTTCTTAATTCAGCAAAAGATAGTTTATTAACAGGTCTTGTATTTTCAGTAGTATTTGCACCTTCTGTTTGTGTTGCTGCTATCTGAGGTTCAGCCATAGGTGTACCTTGAGCATATCCCACTCTTCCACCTTCTGCTATTCCGTATTTTCCAGGATTCATCATATCTTCTAATTGCTCTTCTAATGCTCTTATTTTAGCTTGTGCGTTTTCATCACCAGGTTTTGCTTTTGCTTTTTTCTTCCTTATTTCATCACGAAGATCCACTATTTGTTGAGCAAATTTAGCTCTTACTTTATCAGCAAGACTAACATTTTTATCTTGTAATAATTTATCATAAATATCATTTTTTATCTCTGCTTCAGTTTTACCATCGTAGTAGGTTACTCCACCTTTTTCTGTAACCAATCCTTTTTGTCTGGCTATTCTCTTTGTATTTTCAACTTTAGCATTAATATCTTTTTGTGAAGTTGTTAGTTCTCCTGCTTCTATTCCAGCAATTCTCTCTTTACCTTTTTGTAGGTATTTTAGTTTAGTAATATCTTTTTTAAGCTGTCTATCTTCTCTAGATTTAGCCTTCATCAATTCAATCGCTTTTTTAGTTTTTCCTTCCATGCCTCCTGCTGTGCCAATGATTTCAGAAAGCATAAGTGCTTTTTCACCTTTACTTAAAGATGTGTCTCCTAATTTTTCTAACAAAAGATCTTCTTCGGATTTTGTAGCTTTTTCTTCTGTTAGCTCTGCAGGAGTATCATCTTCTATAGATTTTTTAGGAGCAAACATATCTTGATCTCCTCCACCTGGTACACCAGGTATAATAGTAGGTGGTGGAAGTTCTTCTCTTTTTGGTATAATTTTACCTTCTTCATCTAATCGAGTTCCTGGAGGAACCGTTGGCCAAAAATCGTAGTTTCCAAATTTATCCCCTTCTTTATATGGCCAGTAATCTAATAAACCATCGTCGTAGTTAGAGGTAGATCCTGCTACTGCTTTTGTAGCTTTTTTTATTGGGCTACTTGCATTTTTTGTAAGCATAGGAGGTTTTCCACCTGGTCCATATTTTAAATAATCTATTGGAAACTGTTGTCCTGCTGACATAAATCCAAACCCCATACCATTACTAAAACCTATTCTAGGGGTATCTAGTCCAGACGTGATCCCTGTTCCTCTAGATATGCCACCTCTTTTAAACATCGGTCTTTTAAATACATTATATTTCATAATTTATCTCCCGAACATACTTCCTATTCCATAAGCTGCTAATCCAGTCGATAACGCTTGTGACAATGGACTTGCCGATGCTTGTGGAGTTGTTGGTTGATAAGGAGCTTGTTGACCTGCAAGCAGACCTGTGATTGCTGAACCAAGGAACCCTGCTCTTTGGTAAGGTTCGTAAGCATACGTCTGTGCTGCCTGTGCTTGTGCGTCCTTGATTGCTTGTTGGTAAGCTAAAGCTTGTGTTCCTGCTGCGCCTAAGCCTTGAATATTTCCACCTGCAAGAGTTGGTTGAAGACCTGCTAATCCAGCATAGTATCCACCTAGTCCCTGTTGCGCGGTTCCTAATCCTTGTTGTTGTCCTGCTGCTCCTAAGTATTGAGCACCTAATTGTCCTTGCATTCCACCTAAACCACCCTGTAATTGCCCTAGAGAGCCTCTCTGTTGAGCGATTCCTGCTTGTGCAGTACCCAACCCTTGCTGTGCTGCTCCTAAGCCTAATTGTTGGCCGTAGGCTTGATTAGCGAGTGCTTGAGCTTGTGTATAGCCTTGAGAGAGTAATTGTGCCTGAAGTAAGGCTCTATCTCGGTCAGATTGTGTTTGGTATTCAGCAAGCTGAACACCTTCTCTACCTCCACCAAAACCACCTACTTGAACGGCTTTATCGGAAATAGCTTGTTGTCTTGCTGCGGCTTGTTTATCGAATTCTGTTAATGTTGCACCAATGACATCGGATTGGTACGGAGACATAAATTGTGAATAAGCAGAAGGTCCTGAGTAGCCTGCTGCAGAAGTTAAGTAAGAAGGAACTCCTCCTAAAGTTGTTCCTGCGGCTCCGAGCTCCGTGCCTGCTGTTCCTAAAGTTCCTAATCCTGTAGCAAGAGTTGTTCCTGCTGTACCCATTGCGCCTCTCGCAGAAGTAATATCGGCACCTACACCACCTAAAGTGGTTCCTGCTTGAGTACCATACGTTCCTGCTTGATCTAGATAAGGTTGATAACCTGAAACTCCTGTTCCTGCTCCAATTGAAGTTGGTGCTCCTGTTGTTGGATCAAAAGAAATTGCTCCCAAACCTGCTTGTGAAGCAGCCATTTGTTGAGCTTGTTGAGTAAAGGGATCATACGCTGCAACACTAGGTGCAAACGTTTCTGTTTTAACTCGTTGTCCTGTTAAAGGAGTAACGATGTCTTTTAAAAACGTTTCCCCAGCTTGTTCTAAATAAGGTGCGGATCGTTGTATTACGGATGATGTTCCTGTTTGAAAATTTTTTCTTTGCATTATCTTAATTGTCCTTCTAACATTTTCATTGTGTTGTACATTCGTTGTGCTCCTTTTTGCATACTTCCTCCACCTGCAGCTCTAACTGCATCGGCTGTGAATACGAATTCATTTTTACTTAATCTTGCTGGAACATCGTCTGCTTTTTCTTTTTCACCATAAGGCATAAAACCTCCAGTATATCTCATATCGGCTTCAACGGGAAGTCCTCCAAGACCTCCTTCACCAGCTGGTGGGGTTCCAAGAGCATATTTTACTCTTCCGCCTTTTCTAAAAAATTCTGAATAACCACGAGAATCAGAAGGTAAATCACCTGTTTCAGATTTCATCTGTTCAACAAGAAATTCTCTCATAATTTTATCAGGATTATGTCCTTCATTTATTAAAGCTTTTCTTATTTTTTCATTTTTAAATAATTGAGTTAAGCTGTGTAAACCTTTACCATTATATTCTGATGCGTCTTCAGTCACTTCATTCATATCGAATCCCATCTTTTCCGCATCTTCTATTGCCTTACGAATTTTATTTCTATGTATGAAATTAATATCTTCGTTACCACCCCTATCAAATCCTATTCTTCCGCCTTTGGCAGCAAATATTCCTGTAGGTTTTGTAACGGTTCCTTCTAGAACACCTTGTATTTCTTCATTCGTAGGAGGTTTTTCCTTGTTAAAGCTCTCTCCTAATATTTCTCTAATTTCCTTAGGTGTTGTTAAACCATGTTTTTTTCCATACTTAATTAATTTAATATCGTTTGCGGATAAATCAGCCACTTCCATTCTAATAGGTTTTGCTCCAGCATCAATTTTTCCTTTAACTTGTTCCCCAACAGGAATTCCTTGTTCCTTCATTATTTCAAAAATAGTAATATCATCTCCTGTTTCTGGATATTCATCAGGATCAGATCCGAAAGTGTAGTTTCTTCTAATCAATCCACCTTTAGCTAAATTGCCTGTATAGCCTGTTCCTGTAAAGAAACTTCCAAGGTTAGATTCATAAGTTTTTTTAGAATCTGCTTTAGCTGCAGTAAACATTTCTTCTGTGAATTCATCGGCTCCTATTCCTGCTTCGTCAGCCAAGGCTCGTGCTTCAAAGAATGTAGGTACCGTAACAAGAGCAGCTAGTATTGCCGTTTTGTCTAAGTTTCCTTCTGCATCTCTAAAAATAGCATTTAACGCTTTGCCACCTAAATTCTTAACTGTTTCTCCTGCTTTTGTAAAATCAAAGTTTTCTCCTGGAATTAAATTTTTAACTTGATCTAAAAAACCTTCACCAGTTGCTTTTTGAGATGTTTCTGCTAATCCTTTAGGTAATTTTTCTACTACACCTTTTCCAATATTTGTTAATTCATCAATAGTGTTTGCATCTGCATTTCTAAGAACATCACTTATAGCCTTTTTTTGAAAATCTTGAGCAGTTGTAATTTGTTGAGAAGGTAAAGTATAAGCATTTTCCATTGCTGCTACATTTTCAACACTTCTTGGGAAATATGTTCCTGCATCTGCAGCGTCAATCAGTGGTGGAGAGCCAAGTTGATTTGGCATCATTGTTGGATCCATTAATTGTCTTGACATTTGTTGTCCTGGTTGTCGGTATGTTTGTCCTAAAGTTGATCCTCTTCCTTTATCAATATTAATTCCTTGTCTTGCTACTCTTCTATCTTGTAAAAATTTTCCTAATCCTGTTTCTGTTCCGAAAGGTGAACTAAAGCCACCCATAAATCCTGAAGGTGTAAAAGCTCCTGTTCCACCTGCGAAAGGATTACCTTGAAATCCTGCTCCTCCTAAATATCGTGCAGCTTGACCACCACCATAATTCAACGCACCAGCTGTAAGGGATTTACCCATTCTACCTGTTTGTTGAAAAGTTCCTAATCCCGACATTGCACCTGCAATCGCAGGGTTAAAAGGGGCTACGAAAGGTGCTGCTTTTACAGCAACTTGTGCAACTTCTTTTGGAATAATTTTACGAACTCGTTCTTTAACCCAGCTTCCTAATCCAAAGTTTTCTCTTCTTAGAGGAACTGAAGATATTCCGCCTTCGTTATATAATTGTCTTGGTATCTGCATTCTTTTTATCATAATAATGTTTAGCTAATTTTCTTAAAGGCAGGGATATTATACCTGAGTTTATATTTTTACTTAATTTATCGTAATAAATCAAGTCTATGTTGTAACATCTCTAGGCTTAATTTCTAGTGCTGAAAGTACTACATGGAGCCTATTTGCAGTCGCTGCTGTCACCTTGATAATTTCGCTCTCCTGGGCGACTAAAGGTTGACTTAACAGTTCTGTTGTTGCATTCGCTGCTATCGCTTTAGTCTTAAATAGACTAAAAACTGCCGCATCTGCGTCGGTTAATGTAATGGTAATCGTATCCGCGTTCCCTGAATCTTCAGAAACTACAATAGACTTAATCACAGCCGTGGTAGCTGTCGGTACGGTATATAGTGTTGTAGCACTCGTACTCGTTAGATCTGCCTTTTTATTTACAAATGTATTTGCCATTACGATAAAAAGAGATTGAATGCTTCAACCTCATCCTTCATATCTTGTTGAAAAGTTGTATTTAATTTTTGAACAACACTATCGACATCTCTAACAAAAGACTGTTGTATCATTTGATCATATTCCCTAGTGGGTTGTGTTAATGATTGTACAATTTTAGCCATATAAACCTGTATATCCTGTACCTTTAAAAAAATCTAATAAATTTTGATGATAAACATTATCCACAAAATCATATTGATCCGTGTATCCTGCTGTTAAAGTGGGATCAACGGGAAGTGTATTTATACCTGTAGGTAAAATCGGTGGAACTTGAGCCATAGTTATAGGCATGACATCTGGACCCCCTCCACCAATAATAGTTGGATCTGTTCCATCTCCTCCTGTGGGTTGACCATAAGTACCTGCTTGATAAGCTGCAGCATCTTCAGGACTAAGATAACCACTTAATAAAGCTTCTCGATCTAAATCTTGTATCCCCGTTCCCCCAAAAAAGTTGGACATTTTATAAGGATTATTTTCAAGACCATAAAGAATACCTGCTCCTGGTAGGATCATATTTAAACCTGCACCAACAACAGTATCTACAATACCACCACTTGGTGGAATTTCATTTAATCTAAGTTGTCCTTCAAGAGTTGCTTGTGGAGTTTCATCAAAGTCTGTAGCATAATTTTTATCTATAATATCAATGTAATCTTTTTCCTGTTGTTGCTGGACAATTAAATCCCGCATTTCATTTTGACGATTTATTTCATCAGCTACCTTTTGTTCTTCAACTTGGGTTGGAGTATCTACGTGAGGTGAACGAATAGGTGTGGTATCTCTTTGTTTAGGTGCTGGTGCTGGATCTCTATCAGCTCCACCTCCACGATCTGGTCCACCATGTCCTGTTGATCCTGCAGTTCCTGCATGGGGAGATCCTCTGCTACTTGATGAACCTCCGTAATGTCCTGGCACTATCTTCTCCCGTCTGGTTGAATATCAAGTTTAAAGGTACCTAATTTCCAATGTTGTCCTGTACTTGAATTTGCAATTTTTAAAGAAATAGATCTTGCGCGTGCGCGCGTGTCTATTTTAGTTGTACTTGTTGTTGATGTAAAAGGTCCTAATGATGAACTTGCTTGAGATTGATTTGGAAAATCTCTTAGATTTAAAGTTATTGTTGCATCGCCTGTTTGTGTTAAGAAGTCAGGAATAATTCTTCTAATTTTCATCATATATTCTCCATCTCCCCTAAAGCCTAATCCTTCTCTTTGAGGTTGTTGAGAAATATCATAATCTCCTGATTCAATATTTGCTGCGATAGCAGTTCCCGATCCTGCTTTAATTTGATTTACCCCTGTTTCATGTTCAAAGTAAGTTGTTACTCCATCTGTATTACCTACAGTTGAATCACTCGTTGCACTTGAATCATATTCAGTTCCATGAGGTTTTCCAAAGATATGAGAATCAGACCATGAAGAACGTGCAAGAGAACTTGTTGTCCATACAGGTCTTTGAGAAGTTGAATCCATATAATTATAAGTCACCGATCGATTGTTTGAAGATGAACCACTACCAGGATAAAACCAAGTCACTTCACCAAATAGGTTATTTAATCCTGCAAAAATGTGATTTCTTGGAACAGTATTAATATCATCATAAACATAATCTTCCACTAAACATTGTAATGATTCTAATTTACCAGTATATCTAAAGAAACCATTTTCAGACATCCAATAGGCAGATCCATCCACTTCGACCGCTGCATTTTTACCAATTAAACCACAACCTGTTCCTACTTGTTGGAATGAGAAAGTAAAAGGAGCTCCTACAAATTTCATAACAAATAAAGCATGATCGGTCCAAACATAAATAGCATCACGACCTCTAACCGCTCCCATGATCCGTGTTCCGTCGGCCAGTCTTTGTGTGCCTGAGGTATTGGTTGCTGTAGGTGTCCATGAGGTTAATGATTCTTGATCCGACCATCTAATATACATATCATCTTGTGTAGATGCGGTTCCAATCGTTGTTTCTGTTCCAAAACAAATTAAGTGTCGATCAGGTGTTGAAACTAATGTTTGTCTTGTAGCTGTTGGACATCCTGATATAACGGTTGCTCTTGTAGATGTAGCTCCCGTTGCGTCTGAATTCCATTCAAAGGTTGAACCATCAACAATGGTTGCAATCAGTTTATTTCCAAAGTTATCAAGGTGCCATAAACCTGGAGCTGTAATAATATCCCCTGTTTGAGAAGCGCCCCATTTCGTATAGTCGGATGCATCGTTAACCGTAGCTCCATCCGAGTGAGATGCTGCTGTGGTGTTGTCCGTTCCTCTAGTTAAACCTGATATCGTATTCGTTCCTGTGGTATTTGTTGTATAAGCGATACGTTCACTATCTATTAAAAGAGTTCCTGAAGAAGGCATCGAAGCTGAATTATCTAAAACAATACTTGTTGAAGAACTTGTTAAAGCTCCATTTAAGCTATCGGTAATTTCTCCAGCAACCGTACCACCCCAAAGTCCTAATCCCCAACCTGCTGAAGATTCTTCAAGGGCTGGTCCTATAGAATAATAATGTTTAACTCTTACGCCTCCTGATGTAGAAGCTCCTGATCCGCTTTCTGCTGATCCCATCGTGACCGTAATCGTTGTGCTGGATGGTACGGTGGTAACCATAAAATTTTTATCATCAAAATCATCAGAATCGTAATTAGAATTGGTAGCAGAACTAAAGTTATCGCAAAGGATAATATCCCCTTTAGTAATATTGTGAGCACTTGCAAACGTGATCGTGACAGTTGTTGAACTTTGTGTTGTTGTAAATGCACTAGTTAAAGTTGTTGTACTTTTAAGAGGAGTTATATCATAAAAAGCACCTCCAGAATAGACGTATAAAAATCGGTTAGTTCCTAAAGCAGCATATTTAATACCACTCGCGTTAATAAAATGATGTAGGGCTGTGTTTCGTCCTGTAAGAGTATTATCTCCAAGTTGTGCCCAGCCTCCTATTTTTTCAGGAGTTCCATATCTAAAACGAACATAGTCTCCTTTAACCCACTGACCTTCTCCGCCAGTCGCTGTGACTTGTTTATTAAATCCTGGTAAAAATCCTATTTTCTGTAGCATAAAACCTTTATAGTACTAAAAGGCCCAGCTTACAAATGAATATCTGACACCTTTCTTCGCTTCTCGAACTTCATGAGGATACATGAAATTAGAAGGAAATAAAAGTATATCTCCTGTTTTTAGCTTAATTTCTTTACCCCTGCAATAAAATTCTGCACCTTCATAATCCTCATTGAGTTGACCTACAATCGATATGATGGGTACACCTTTCATTTTTCCATCAAAAATACTATGAATATGATCATAGTGTTCTCTCATCATTGTTCCGATAGTATACTTATTAAATCGTATCGGACTAAATTTTGTTAACCAAGCACCTTGCGTTTTCTCGCCAGGTGTAGCGTATTTTGTCTGATATTCTTCTAAAGCTTTAACCAAGTAAGGCGTTATTTTATTTTGCTGTTCTTGCGTACAAGGCATGACATCCAATTCTTTTGTAGGTTCTGAATTAAATGTTCCCGTCGCATAATTATTCCAGGTATGCTTCTTCCATTCTTTTTTATTACATTCATCAATTAAAGATTCACATAACTCTTTGGGTATATGATTTTCAACGTATATGTAGTCTTCAACTTTTTTCATAAAGCTCCTTTATATTTAAATGAGTTAAACTTTCTTTGCTTCCTAGTTCCTCAATGCAAAAGGTGTTAAAGGACATACTATAGCGTTCTTCATTGCCTCGATTAATAGGAACAGAATGTCTTAAACTACTAGGAAATAATACTAGTTCGCCATCAACCATCGGCAAAAGAAAAGTTTCTGAATTTAATATATTATATTTTTCAGGACTTAATTTAAAAGAATCTTGTACCGCTTTACTAAATTGTATAGGGGGTAGGGTCTTGGATTGTTTAAAATAAAAGACTCCACTTACAATACTATTAGGATGTACATGTTCATGATGCTTGCTATGAGGTGGATTGCGATTCGTCCAGCATTGAGTCACTACGAGTCTTTGTTTAGTATGGAATATGTTTTTTGTAAATTTGTTTAAACTTTCATAGATGAAATCTTTAATCTTGGATAACTCTTTATGCTTCAATAAATAAGTATCATCGGATTTAAAGTTTTTATTTTCTTTTTGTTCGATGTATCTTAATTTTTCAATGAATTTAAATTCCTCTTCAATGGAATGTTCATACTTAGTAATAAGTACAGGGCTTGGGAAAATTTGTAATAGTTCGTCTTTCTCTTTCATATGGAATTTATACTATATTTAAATACTAAAGTCCACCGTGAGAATCTCCATGACCTGCCATTTTTTCCATCGCAGCCACGGCATCTCCAAAATCAGCGGCATTTCCTGTACTTGCAATAGTAACATAATCAATAACATTGGTTATAGAA